GTTTCATGTTGATAATAAGTTGTAGAGCCTTCCGTATTGCCCACGACAAAAGTATCAGCACTGGATGGAACATTCGTATCAGGATCATAGGCTGTGCCATAAGGCTTTCCAAATACAGATGAGTCAGCCCATGTGGTTCTGGCAAAATCTGTATTAGCATTAGTAACCCAAATAGGTCTTTGACTAGTGGAATCTAAATAATTAAAAGAGACCATTCGATTAATGGCTTCCGAAGAAGAGGTAGGAAAGAACCACATAATTTCTCCAAACAAATTATTCAAGCCACAAAAAATTAAATCTCGGGGCCGTGTATTAATATCATCGTAAACATAATCTTCTACCAAGCATTGCATGGATTCCAGTTTACCCGTGTATCTAAAGAAACCATTTTCAGACATCCAATAGGCTGCACCATCTACTTCGATCGCGGCGTTCTTACCAATCAATCCGCAGTTAGTTCCCACTTGTTCAAAAGCAAATGTGAATGGTTGACCCACATATCTCATTAAGTAAAGTGCAGTGTCAGTCCAAATATACATTGCATCCCGACCTCTGATAGCACTCACAATTTTTGATCCATCAGTCAGTCTCTGTGTGCCAGCAGTATTGATGGCAGTCGGAGTATATTCGGTCAACGATTCCTGAGTCCCGAAACGAATAAACATCGGGTCCTGAGTCGTTGAATCTTGAAGTGTAGTTTCTGTTCCTAAAAAAACGATGTGACGATCGGGTGTTGATACCAGCATGTGTCGTGAAGCCGTCGGGACTTGACTTCCTGTAATGGCCGTGGCTCGTGTTGAAGTCGCCGCGGTCAAAGAAGAATCCCATCAAATGCTCGACCATTATAAATCATAGCAATCACGGTTTGACCAAAACTGTCAATGACCCATAACCCCGGATCAATGGTAAAGTCAGCGCCGGACGCTTTGCCCCATCCAAAATAAGCTGTGGTGTCTTTAACAGTTACTCCTGCAGTATGCTCAGCTCGCGTGGTTCCTCGTTGAGCTCTTGCCCCTCCACTTAGAGTTCCGGTACCTGTATCATTAGCTGTGTAGCTAATTTCTTCAGTTCCTATTAAAACATATCCAGGTGTGGACGACACTAACACTAGTTTCAAATTGTGTTGAGTCAGCAACCACAACTGTTGTCGTTGAATCATCCGGTAGGGTTGTAGATAAAGTTGACGTAGCTGCAATAGAGACCGATCCACTCCATTGTCCTGTTCCAAATCCATGACCTGCGGCCTGTTGTACAGGACCCACAGGATAATATAGTTGAATTCTTATTCCTCCTGAAGCAGTAGTCGCTCCTGGATTAGCGGTTTCCGCCGATGGCATTGTAATAGTGAATGAAGTTCCAGTTGGAACTGATGTCACCATAAATTTTTTATCATTAAAATCTGAAGCTCCATAATTAGATCCAGTAATGGCAGTAAAACTATCTAATAAAATAATATCTCCTGCCGATATGCCTACGGTAGAAGTATTTATAGTAACTGATGTAGTGTTATACTCGGTTTCAAAACAAGTTGTTTCAGTTGTTGTAGATTTAATGGGATGAATATCGTAGAAGACACCACCACTATAAGCGTATAAAATTCTGTTTGTTCCAATGATGGAGTATTTGGTTCCAGCATTATTAATAAGGTGGTGTTGAGCTCTGGCTGCTCCTACTAAAGCATCATCTCCAAGNTGTTCCCATCCTCCTATTTTTTCAGGAGTTCCATAACGAAAGCGCACATTGTCGCCTCCTTGCCATTGGAATTCTCCTCCGGTGGGTGTAACTTGTTTATTAAATCCTGGTAAAAAGCCAATTTTTTGTAGCATAGTGGTCCTCTATTAAAGATTTTATACTATATCCGAGAGCGGAGATCAATTAGTTCTTGTTCAAGCGTTAAGCCAGTATGTTTCATGCCTTTAGCTGGAACAGTCGGTTTGAGATAATAGGCTATATTACCAGAAATAATTTCTCGTTCTTCATCTTTATTGGGATCCACCGAATGAGGAATAAAACTATTAAAAACAATAAGTCTGCCAATGCGGGCTTGAACCTCTACCATATGTTGAAGCGCTCCTTGATTTTCAACTTTGATGTAGGGATACCCAGGTAAAAAAAATTTAATCGGAGATGAGTTAGGAGATGCATTAATAAAATAAATAAAAGAAAGTTCCGGTTTCTCAACTGAATGACAATGTAGGTCATGAAAGCCCCCCTTAGTATATTTTTGTTGCCAATATTCTTTTATATTATAATCATGGTAACCCAATCCTTTGATTATTTTAAGGAGAGCCGGCCTAATAAAAGTAAACAAAGTTTCATAAAAAGGTTTATCTTTTTCTCTTACTCTTAAATAATTATTCTCGTTATTATAATCACGAAAAAGAATAATTTTTTTAAGCCGCATCAATAAAGCGGGAGAAGGATCGGTATCAATCCTTCCTACGTGTAAATTAAAATTATCGAAAGTTGGGTCCATTAAGCCAGATCGTTAAAGTTTTTCTAATCCCTGATTGTATTTTATCTACTTTATGAGGAACATAACTTGGAAAAGCAAGTAAAGCTCCAGGATTATTAAATTCCTTAATACAAAACGGACCTGATTCAAATAAGAAAAAATCTCCTCCTTTGACTTTAGATTCTGATAAATTAAGAAGGCAAGTAAATTTCATGTCATATGCACTAGAACGTCCTGTAGCATCTATATGCCAAGTATATTCTGTCCCTTTTTGATAAACATTATAATTAAGTATTTTTTCGTCCGTTAAAAAATTTAAATCAAATCCCACCTCTTCTTCATTCCATCGCATAATAGCTTCAATACAACTTGAATTTTGTAAGGCATTTCTAATCTTTCCCAACATCACGTGTCTAACCCTAGATGTTTTAGTGGCATTGCCAGCAGGTGAATCTCGCCTAGCCATTAAATGTTTTTTAATCTCAGCATTAATATGCTTGACGTGTTTTAAATCATAAAAAGAAGGAAAAATTCTATATTGCATCAGAAAAATAATTATAATTTAAATATTTTTTATGTGAGATGCCCTCATACCCACTTTTTTTCTTAAAGTTATCTAATTCCACTTTAACCATATTATGAGCTAATGTATTAATACTCTCATATTCATCTTTAATACTTTTAATATTAAAGTGGCCGATGCCATGAAGAATACAGGTAAAATTTAGATCCTCGAACAACAAATAAGTATGATTAAAATCTTCTTTAATGGGTAACCGATGCTTCCACATAGCTAGCTGCTTTTTTAAAAGAGGGGGAATAACAGGTTTTAATTCTCTCCAAAATTTACTATCTTTTTTATTAACTAAATAATGAAGTAGAACAAAATCCCGTGCATTATCAAAGATATGATTACATTTAGCATTGTATTGATCACGATTAAGTTGATCAGTGCTTCCTAAATAATGCATTAATACGAACGACTGATTAACAGCTATCCCTATCTTACTTGTTTCTAAAGGTTCAATAAAATTAGAACTTAATCCAATCGCACAACAATTTCCAATCCAAGGTTTATCTATTTTCCCTGAATCAAATTTAATCTTTTTGGTAGTTTTAATTTTTTGTTTAAGAATTTTTTCACATTCTTTTTTAGCTGTGGCTGCATCTATATATTTATTATTATATACATAACCATTTCCCCAGCGTCCCCACGTTGGTATTCTCCATAACCATCCAGCTGACATAGTCTGGGCTAATGTCCATGCATTATATTCTGGAGTATCAGAGGTTTGAAAAGTAATCATTTCATTCATAGGAAGACTCTCCTTATAAGAAATCCATTGGGCTCCTAATTTACTAATTAATAATTTTTTAAAACCTGTGTTATCTATATAAAAATCAAAAATATGTTTTTGTTTTCCCTTGACATATTGAATGTTACCATCTTTAATTTTCACCTCTTCAATTTTATCTTCTACAATTTTAATATTTCTACTGATGCATACTTTTTTCAAGAATTTATTTAATTTATCAGTATTAAAGTGAAACTGATTAGGATGTTCGGCTTTATTAATTAAACTTTTCCAAGTATTAGGCGCATGAATTTGTTCAGATGAAAAATTATTACTAATAAAATGTCCCCAGAAAAAAGGATATTGAGCTAAAGTTAAACTATATGGTCTTGCCACAATATAATGAAGATAATCTTTACGTGTCCAACCTTTAAACATGGTTCCATGTTTAAAAGTCGCATCAGCTTCAACAATGCAGTCAACCACATTAAGTCCACAAAAATTAGCAAAATCTTTCCAATGNTCCGTAGTTCCTTCTCCGATTCCAATGTTTNCAATGTCTTGAGAANCAACGATAGTGATTTCCTGGTTTTGATAACGCTGTCGTAAAACTAAAGCGGTTATTAAACCTTCCGTTGCGCTTCCAATAATTCCAATAGATTTCATTTATAAACTTTTTCCATGATACTTTCAGATCGAGATATTAACTGATTATATTTCATAAGTAAATGATTATCGAAATGGTTCTCCTAAAAACCAGGCTACCAAAGAATAACGAGTTCCTTTCGTAACGGGAGTTACACGATGCAATACAAATGAAGGAAAAACTAGTACTGATCCCTGAGGTCTAGCAGCCACACATTCTCGTACCACTGCTTTTTTTGCAATTTTAGGAAATTCAAATTGCATCCGTCCTCCTTCATAAGTGGTAGGATCCGTTAAATTTATAGTCATTGATAACTTTCTTGTTTTTCCTCTATAATTTTCATATGGTGAACTTGAAGGATAAGGTTTAGCATCTTGATCCACATGCCACGTATAAAATCCATTTTTAGTATAACGAGTAATCTGAATTGATTCAGTCCAATCAATTTTAAAATTCCAGCCAGCATTACGATTGGCTTCTTCCATATAAGGGTGAATTAAATCAAATAACCATTGTTCTTTAGAAAATTTAACACGGGAATTTCTCGTTTCTTTAAGTTTCTTGAGAGAAAGTTCGTGATCTCTTATACTAGCTTGGAGAAATTTCCTTTTATCTAATTGAATAATTTTTTTGCAGGTCTCTGGATCAACAGCAGATTGAAAATACCAATAAACATTTGCAATATTCATACATTCCGCTTTCTACATTTCATTAGAAAGCATTATATATTATGAAATTATTAAGGTAAAGAATATTAAAGATTAGTTAGATCCCAAACGCTAGTATTGGGATTCCATACATTAACTGCTGTTCCGATTTGGGCTGTGGGAACATTTTTACCTGAAACCCAACGCTGATTAGCTTCATCCCATTTAGGTGCATGTTGAACAGTGACTGTTTTTCCGTGGTCTTCATCTTCAGGATTATCTATCGTTATAGAATAGTCTAGAGCTATGGGAAAAGTTACGGGAGAAATCCATTTACCGGCTGCTTCATCCAAAGTCCAACTGTCAAAAACTCGAGGGGGATAAAAAAGATTATATGTTGAGCTGTAATGATACATTCTTCCTACCTGACCAACCACTGGTTGCCAGACTGAATGTCCATGAATTTTTGTTAAATAAGCAATTCCCACTGCGTCAGATATCTCACCATTTTCATCTTGACAGTCAGCGTGATCTACAACGTGAATACTTTTAACTCGATTTTCAGAATCAATTTTTGCAAAATTTTTATGCATGGAGTTATTGGAACTTGTATTGAATTAATACAATTCCTGTTCCTCCACTACCGCCCGGAGCAATCGTAAAAGCTCCGCCGCCTCCGCCGCCTTTATTATCTTCGCCGTCGAAGTCACCTGTTGCGCCTCCAATTGAGCCTATACCGCCTCCATCGGGACCACCATTAGGGTTGGGATTAGTAGTTGCACCCATACCCGCACGTTGAGCAGAGCCACTTCCGCCGCCCGCTCGACCTGTAGAATCTATAGGTGAGGATGTTGAACCATCTCCTCCGCCGCCACCGGAACTTGATCCAGCTGCGCCAGCGCCACCTGCACCTCCGCCTCCGCCTGCAAACCAATTCGGTGTAGAAGGAGTTGAAGCTCCGCCATCATTTCCTTGAGAGGGATAAGTAGGAGTTACATCAGGATAATTTCCTTCTCCTCCTGTCGTAGATCCAGCTCCACCCCCGCCTCCAGAGCCGCCTTGAGCACCGTTGGCTGAAGAATTTGCGCCACTACCTCCGCCTGCGGCACTTAAAGTATCGAATGTTGCGGCTCCGCCATTAGTTGCATTATCTTCGTTGTCATCACCTTGTCCTCCAGCTCCAATAACAATTGGGTAAGTTCCTTGAGAAAGACTGTGTTGATAGTCACCATTATAAAGATAACCACCTCCGCCAGAACCTGCCCCATGTGAATGTCCTGAGCCGCCTCCGCCAGCAACCATTAAAAATTGAACTTTCTCACCGTAAGTTTCATCATATCCGATAGTGAAAACAAATTCACCATCAGATGTAAAAGTATGAAGTTTATAATCTGTTTGAACTGTTGTGATTGTTCCACCAGTTGCTGATGGAAATTCTTGAGAAGGACCTGTTGCCCCTCCACCAAAACCTAACCAATGATATCCGAATCCTGACATTTATCCTCCTTATGCGTCATTAGCTGCATCTGTAGTGAAGAATAATTTAATTCCTAGTAATCTTGCATCCGCTGTTTGATCATCTGCGGATATGTCTCTGTTAATTTGGAAAGACGTCCATGTATCAACAGCAGCATTAGCAATGGTTACTGCTCCACTCTCGACATTTACCATTAAATCGCTTGCGGTTCCACTTGCGGCCAACGGAGTGTTAGCTACTTGAGTTCCAAAAGCTGTATCAATTGCTGCATCGTTCGCTATTGAACCTCCAGCTAATTGAAAACAAACGGTTCCAGCATTTGTTCCAGTTACGGACCAAAATGATTGAAAAGTTACTGTGCCTTCATCCCAAGATTTAGGGAAGCACACAGCAAATTGTGCGTATTCATCTGAACTTGGATCAAAATCACACGCTTTAATTTCGGGTCTTTGAGCTGTACCTTCTACTTGCGCTACAGCCGCACAGCCATTTGTAGTTGTTGGATACATCGCTAAAGCGGGTACCCATATAGTTTCTTTTCCGGCAATTTTTACTGCTGCCGTTGCATCTGCTGCGTCAGTTGCTGTAACCACTCCTGTACCATCTGGCGTAAGCGTAATATTTCCATTAGACGCATCAGTTATAGTTATTGTTCCTGAACTTGAGCCTTCATTTGTTGATAAAATTAAATCATGAGCACCCTTGGAAGTAAGAGTAGCATTGGCTGCGGAAGAACCGACAGTAATGACTCCTGATCCCGCAGGTCTTAATTGAAGATTAACATTAGTTTCTCCCTGTGCTGCAATAATTGGGCCTGCAGTTCCTGTAGCTGCGTTTGTTATTTTAATTTCATTAACAGCCGAACCAACAACACCAAATGTGACTAATTCATTTCCACTATTGTCCGCAAGATATTGGCCATTAGTAAAACTAAGGGCCACATCTTTAGAGGCATCAATAATATCTGTACCATTATCATAAACAAAAGTT